CAAGGCAAGTTTGATGGGGCGGTAGAAGCCAAAAAGTCAAACAAAGTAATCATACCGCAGTTTGTGGCGAAGTGGATTGATTATTGTAAATTTACTCACGTTGATTTGCAACACGCTTTGGTTGTTGGTGATGTATATTTTTACAACTACGCAAATCAAAAAGATTTTTCAGAATTAAAAGAATTTTTAGAAACTGAAAATAACCAAAAACTCTTCGCCCGCGCTTGGCTGGATGGCTACGATGTAGAGCAGGAGAAGCGGTATGAAGTGTCGATAAAAGCTTCAGGGCAATATTTAGCCAGAACAAAACTAAAAGAAATTAAATTTATGTATAACGGTGCTTGCTCACATCTTACTCGCAAAGAGCTTGAAGACGCCGGTTTTGGATGGGTATTTGATTGCGAGGGTGTGGAAGTGCAGAAGGTGGAGTGATGCCAGTTAATTTCCAAATCATACAAACGCCTGAATGGATTCTGTATAATTGCCCAAAATGCGGAGAAGAACACGAATGGCATTATGAAGATTTTTTGAAATATTATGATTTAAACTCTGATGAGCTTTGGGACATTGCTACAACAATTGAAGCGGACTGTCAAGATTGTGGCTTTAATTTCACTTTATCAGGTTACGAAATGGATTGAGGAGGAGGTTAAGATATGATACCAAAATTTAGAGGACGGTCAACCGTCGAAGATGATAAAGGCAAATGGGTATATGGACATTTGTTAATTGATGACAACAGAGCGCTCATCATCAATGGAATAATTGAAGCTAATGATGAATATGTTTCGTTAGAAAATTGGTGTGATATTGATATGAAAACAATTGGACAATCAACAGAGCTAAAAGATAAAAACGGCGTGGAAATCTTCGAGGGGGATGTGGTTAAGCAAGAAATGCTGATACCAACTTCTGGAATCGAAGAAATTACAGGAGTAGTCAAAATGCTCGAGGGCGCTTGGATGATTGCTAATGACGAAAAAGAAATAGCTTGTCATTTGTGGCGCGAAGGAGCTGAAATGAAAATTTTAGGCAACATCTACGAAAATCCGGAACTGATGGAGGGCAACGCATGACCCTAAAAGATAGAGTTGAGAATCTAGAAGCGCTGCATACTGTCCAAAAACGCGGTCTGGCAAATACGCAGCTATGGCTTGTGTTTGTGAGTTTTATCATGTTCCTGCTTGTTATCGGTATGATAGCAGGTTATGGCAAACAACAGACGCAAATCAAAGACCTGCAAACGGAGTTAGAGCGTGTGACAAATGAGCAAAAGGACGTCAATCAGCGACAGGATGTGATGATTAATAAGTTTAATCAGATGTACAGAGAACACGAACGTAAAAAGATAGTGAGAGAGGATAAAAATGAGTGAAATTATTGACAGAAAACCATTCAGAATAAATTTTAAAAATGAAGATCAAACAATATTCGCAGTAATAGATGGGATACTATGTATATTTTTTCGAAACGATTGGGGTTGGCTTAATGTCCCTGATGAAGTATATAACAAATATTGGTCTTACATAAAAAACAAAGGCATTACTTATATACCGGATGACGAATTACAAAGATTATCACAAGAATTTACTAACGGGGAGGAATTATTATTATGATTGATTTTATTAAAGAAGTTGGCATGGCTTTAGTATGGCTGTTCCTCGGCTATCTAGTCGGTGAGCGCAGTACTAGAAAGGATGAAAAAGATGATCAATAACGTTGTTTTAGTCGGTAGAATGACTAGAGACGCAGAATTAAGGTACACGCAATCTAATATAGCTGTTGCTACGTTCACATTAGCTGTTAATCGTAATTTTAAAAATGAAAATGGGGATCGTGAAGCTGATTTTATCAACGTTGTTATTTGGAGACAACAGGCAGAGAATCTTGCAAATTGGGCTAAAAAAGGGGCTCTTATTGGCATCACTGGGGCTATTCAAACACGTAACTATGAAAATCAGCAAGGGCAGCGCGTGTATGTGACAGAGGTAATCGCTAATAATTTCCAACTGCTAGAAAGTCGCAACAGCCAGCAAAACAATCAAAATCAACAGCAAGGAAATTACCAGCAAAATCAAAGTGGCTATCAACAGCAACAGCCGAATTATGGCAATCAAGACAACAATTTCCAAAATGGAAACAGTTATGGACAACAAGGCAGCTTCTTTGAGGGTAATACCACAAATCCGGTTCCTGAATTTACTCGCAATGAAAATCCATTTGGTCGGTCATCAAATCCTTTAGATATCAGTGATGATGATCTGCCATTCTAAAGATTGCGATGAAGAAGAAAATGATAGTGTGGGCGTTATTTGACAGCGGCAATGGATCATATATTAAGGCTATCAATACTCTTAATAGTTCAGGGGAGGCAGATATTGAAGTCTATCCAATGGGATTAGACATAGAAAATAAGAACAACCACTTTATCCCCCTCAATCTTGCTGATTATTCAAGGATTTTTGGAAATAATAAATTGTTTGATAGCCTTGATGCTTTACCAAATCCGGATTTGATTATTGCCAGCCCACCTTGTGAAAGTTGGTCAAGGGCTTGCGCTATGGCGAATGGTACAGCGTACTGGAAACGTGAAGATTTATCTGACAGCTTATTTACACCTCAAAAAAAGCCCAGCCCCTTTACTATTAGACCCAAGCAGGATTTCATAGATGCTTATCATGATTATGATTTTGAAAAATTACATATGAAACGTATAAACGGAGAGCTTACAGCATTTAATACAATTCAAATTATTAAGAGATATAAACCTCAATACTGGATCATAGAAAACCCAGCAACCAGTAAAATTTGGGAATACATTCAGGATATTTTAGGTTTTTCAATCCCATACTTTAATCTAACTAGATACAACAATTATGATTATCCATTACAGAAGCTTACAAAATTTGCAGGCAATATATTTCTTGGGTTAAATGCAGATATTAAGCCTGCCAAAACAACTCTAACAAACTTTACAAAATCTTATAATGAACGATCAAATATTCCTCAAAAGTTACTTTTTGAAATATTTAAAACTGTACAAAATCAATTTGAAAAGGAAAAACAATATGACACAATTTGAATTTACTTTAATTTTAATCGCAATTATCACGACAACATGGGCTGGCATTATTACAGCTGTTGCTAAAATTGCAGTTTCTAAGCATAAACAACAAATTGAATACTATCAACAACCAAAGACACAAGTAAAGATTGCACAGAATGCAATACGCCAACGTTTCTTTGAAGATGGTGGGGAGGTATTTAGATGAAAGTCTTTGACGGAGCAAAATTAAGAGCAATTCGTAAAGAGGCGGGTCTTACACAGTATGACCTGGCCCCTATGTTGGAAATTTCTCAAAATAGAGTTAGTGACATTGAAAGAAATGTTACTGATCCAACCACTATTGAGATTGATGCATTTGCGGCAGCTCTAAAATGTCAGGTATCGGCATTTTTGAGTGATGAAGATGATATTGTGGTGGTTACTAATACTTTTACTAAAAAGAAAAAAGACAATATTTCTGATGTATCAGAAAAAACCTCAACAGAGCAATTAGAATTACTGTCAGATGATGAGGTGACAACTGAACGTGATTTAGCTGGCTATATCTTGATTAAACAAGAGGTATATCAATCATTGCTTGATAGTCAGAATAGATTACAGCAGTTGCAAAGTCTTTTGAAGTGAGGTTATCAATGGAATTTCCTGTAAGAGAGAAAAAAATAAAATGGGAATTATATAATGATCATTTTGAAAATTCAAAATCCTATAACATTCCAAGGGCGCAGCTAATTATCGCTGACATCCCCTACAATTTAGGAAACAACGCCTATGCATCTGACCCTAGATGGTATGAGGATGGAGATAATAAAAATGGCGAGAGTAAATTGGCAGGAAAATCTTTCTTTGACACAGACAATGATTTTAAAATCAATAATTTCTTTGATTTCTGTTCTCGTCTCTTGAAGAAAGAGCCTAAAGAAAAAGGTAAAGCTCCAGCAATGATTGTCTTTCACGCTTGGCAACAACGAGAAATGGTTATTGAGTGTGGCAAAAAGCATGGATTTAACAACGCTTATCCGCTGTATTTTACTAAAAAGAGCAGTCCACAAGTGCTAAAGGCAAATATGAAAATTGTGGGAGCGGTTGAAGAAGCAACGGTATTATATCGGGATAAGCTACCTAAATTCAATAATAACGGTACTATGATTCTAAATCATGCGCCTTGGGAAAAAGATAGTAGTTATCCTACCATTCATCCAACGCAAAAGCCTATCCCAGTGCTTAAACGTTTGATTGAGATTTTCACTGACCCAGATGATGTCGTCATCGATCCGGTCGCTGGAAGTGGCTCTACTTTGAGAGCTGCAATCGAGATGGGCCGTTCTGCCTATGGGTTTGAAATCAAGAAAGATTTTTACAGAAAGGCACAGGAGCAAATGCTTTCAACGTTTCAAACCAGCTTATTTTGATGATGTTCATTATTATCAAACGACAATATATGATTTTTTGGAGGAAGAAAAAAATGACTAAAGAAACTAAAATCACAACAGAAAAAGTAGTAGAAAACATCAAAGATTTTATAGCAGAATTACATGAAACAGCAATTGATGGAATTAAAACAAACGATACACAGGAAAGCGAAAAGGCATATGTTTTAGCTTGTTTTGCACATGATATTTCACACGCTTTGTATGATGTTGTGAAAGGTAAGAATCCGCATGATGCTCTTGAAGTTATCTTTACTGGTGATGAGAAAAAAGACGATACACCTTTTACTGGAGCACTTGCTGTAAACATAGAAAACGGCGAGGTTAGAGGCATTGAGAACATCACAGACCCTAAAATTAGAGAGCAACTCGCAAAAGCCGTGTCAAAGCTTTCTGATAAATTGAGTAACAAATAGTTTGGAGGAATAAAAATGAAACTAGTAAAAATAGATGATAGCTATATTAATGCCGATAAAATTATATCGGTTGTTGATAATAGTCTAAAACAAGAGGATGATCATAACACAATAATTTATTGTGAAGGTAGTTGTTTGGTCAGTACGGAAATGAATATAGAGCAAGTTATGGATAGGATAATTGAGGCAACGTTATGAAGTTTGAACTTACTTTTGATATAGAGAAATCAAAAACTAGATGCTTAGAATGTGGCTTTGAATGCTCGGATGAATTATCTGAATATACAAAAAACAGGGATGTGTATTGATTGCGAAAGGGACTTTATAGAATATTTAGAGGAGGCAGAAAATGAACAAACAGGAAGCGATTGAATACATTAAGAGAAATAGCAAAAAGATAGTTACTGTTTCTGGAAATGTGATTAATGCCGTTTCTGCTATTTTAGCGATTTCCAGCATCTGCCAAATTGACGAAAAGCCACTTTGTTTGCGGAATATACTAGCACGACTGCGAGAATTGCCAGAACATGATAGGGAAGTATGGCTAAAAGGTATCATGGAT